CTGCCTGCCACGCCCAGCGCGCTGGATCCATAGATGATGCCGAAGGAGACTGCCTTCGCGCGCCGCCGCGCCTCCTTACCCTCCGGCGTGGACTTATCGACCGGCTGCCCGGTCATCTTCTCGGCCACAGTGGCGTGCACATCCCCCCACACGCAGTCCTCAAGCAGGCGCTCGTCGCCCGTCAGCAGCGCCAGTACCCTCAACTCGATACCAGAGTAGTCCAAAGACACCAGCGAGTTGCCAGGCGCAGCTACGAAGGCCTGGCGGACATGTTCGCCGCGCGGCGTCTGCTGCAGGTTGGGGGCGCTGGATGAGAACCGGCAGGTCTTGGCGGCCGCGATGTTGAAGCGGGCGTGGATGCGTCCGTCCGGCCCAACTGATTTGAGTAGGGACTCGCCGAAGGACGAGCAGTATTTCGAAATGTGCTTGTACTCTGAGAGCGTCGTCAGGAACGTGCGCAGCGGGCTATCCACCGGCGCCATCCCCGACAGCAGCACCAGCGACTTGCTGGTCATGCTCAACTGGCCGGTCTTCTCGGTGCGCGGCCACGCTCGCAGCCAGTTGTCTGGCATCGATTTGGAGAAGTAGTCGCTCAGCTGCGTGTCGCTGTTGATGTTCTCGATGCCAGGCAGCAACTCATCGAGTTGAACTCGAAGGCCGTCCCGCTCCGCTTCCCATCCCTGCAAGGTACGAGTATGGGCAGCGGCATCGAACTCCATGCCAGCATCTTCCATCTCGATGACGGCTGGCACCATATCGTCGAACATCTGCGCGCAGCGAAGCTGCTCATCATCCGCGTCCGCCCTGAACTTCTTGTAGAGCTTCCACGTAACCTCAGCATCGAGGAAGGCGTAGTCGAGCTGCTCCTGAGTCAGAACAGGCGCGTCCCAATCGCTCACCTGCTCGCTCTTGTCGAGTTCGATGTCCAGTTCATGCTTGGCGAACTTGGCCAAGGAGGTGCGACCGCCGCCGCGCATGGCGCAGCGCAGGTGCCAGACATCCCGACACTTTACCGCGCCCTGCAGGGTGCTGTGGTCGAACCAGCGCTGCTCGAACCCTGCATTGAACACGATGGGGCGAGTGTTCGTGAACGAGGGGGCGCACATATCGAACCCATGATCGCCGGGGGCGTACGAGTAGCCTATCGCGTAGAAATCGATAAGCGCACGGGTTGTGTCGTTGCAGATGGACGCTAACCGGACCTTTCCAGTTTTAGGCGACAATGAAGTGGTCTCGAAATCTAGCGCGAACTCGATCTCCCCGTGCTGCGCATCACTTGTTAGATGGAATAGGAGTTCTTCGAAGGCGTATACCGTATCGATGAGTTCGTAGGGGGGAACTCTAATAAACCTGACTGTGAGTGGGTCGTATATACTAGGCATGGCATTACCCGACAAATTGACAAACGAAAACTCGAAGATGAAAGAAAACGCCGCGCCCCAGCGCGGCGTTTTCTTGTGTGGCCTCCTTACGCGGCTTTGCCCTTGGCTTTCGGAGCAGGTTCACCGTCGCCAAAGACCAAATCGTCTAACGAAGTCTCGTTGTTCACGAACGCTTTGAACTCCGCCATCGAGACCCACACAGCGACCTTGAAGACGGGCTTCGCGTTGGTCTGACCCTGCGCCTCGAACGTTGTCTTGCCGAGGTTGACGATGGGGTAGGCAGGCTCCTTGCGGTGTATGCGCGAGCGGATCTCATTGAGCAAATCGCCCAGCGCATTCTTACCACTCTTCGAAGTGGTCCCAAACTTCACCGCCCTCAGCGTCTCGCAGCGGATCATGCCGATAGAGGTGGAGCGGACCCAACCTTCACCTGCGCCTTCGTTGTAAGGCCCGTGATCGGCCAAGTCCGCCTCGGCAACCTCGTTCTGCGGCTCAGTGGCCAGCCACTCGTGCTTTCCGGCTGCCTTCTGCTGCTTCCAGCAAGTCCAGCCGCGCCACAAGAACGATGGCTCTACCAGGAAGAACTCGTTTGGATCGGGAGCGGCCTTGTCGCGGCCCATCGCCCAGATGCCGGTCTTCCCGGAGAAGTTGAGGTGGTCAAAGTTTGCGCCCTCTGATACGTCGGTCTCCACGACGCTCGCGATTGCCTTGTCCATGGCGTCGAGGTTAATTTCAGCCAAGTCGGTGCTTTGTAAGTAGCTCGTCAGGTCTTTCATTTCGTTACCTTGTCTAGGTGGATTTGCCGCCACTCGGCGGCGATTCGTACTGCGTCATCCATGTGGAAGTCTTTCAGTTTTTCGTGCTTCATTAGCAGCGTGTTGTATCTCTCCTTCAGTGTAGCTACGTCTCGTTCAAGGGCGCAGAGTTCTTGCTCCAGCGCCGTGATTATCTGCTCTGCGCTCACACTACCCGCAGTTCTTCGTACGGCGCGCCTTCTTTCTGATATGCCTCCACCTCGATGCCGGAGCTTGCCATCAGCTTCTTGTCGATGGTCTTGCGCCCCGGACGCTGCACCAGCTCTACCGAATGCCCGGCGACATCAATGGTACGCACATTGCGCTTCTTTAGATCGGAAATTATCTCTTCGCGCGCCTCCTGCAGCGTAGCCGCCGCCGAATCCCGTGCCTGCTTAGCAGCCACGTACCCATCGACGTGATCGGACAGGTTGCTGCCACGGTTACCGCGCGCACCGGTCGTCTCCGGTATCGCCTCCCCGCCCAGGCACTCAAGCGCGAACGGGCAGGTCTTGCATTCTCGGCCGTTGGTGCGCCCCTCACGGTCGAGTCGCTCCACATTGCGAGTCCTCAGCACCTTCTGAGCGCGCGGCGCGTACTCTTCGAGAATGCCTTCGTCGAACGGCACGCCGAAGACGTGCACCTTATCGAAGTCGGAGGCGTCCATGTACATCAGCAGGCCGCCACTCTCGGTGAAGTCGTACTCATACTGCAGCGCCATCAGCGCCATTGAAATCTGCAGCTGAGTGACGTGAGCAGGGCGCGGCAGGTAGCGCTCGTTGGTGCGCGGGTCGATGGTCTTGAACTCCACCCCTGTCGCGTTGCCGTCGTCGACGATTGCTCCATCAGGCGTGGCGCTCATCATGGTCTCGTTGCAGACCAGAGACTCTTGATCTACTCCGGCGTGGACGAGCGGCACGTTCGCCGCGCGCAGAGCCTCGACCATGTAGGTCTCGCCGTGCGTACCGCGCCGTGCGTACCCTCGCCCGCTCTCCACTGCCGTCTGCGGCATGTGGCGCGTGTACCACGCCTTCCTGATGCAGTTCCCAGCCTCGGACGAGGGCAGGTACTTCATCCGGTCGATAGAGAATTTGGTCCGCGCATCGATTGCCTTGGCACCAATGGCGAAAGAGTTCTTCAGATTGTTGATATTGCTGTTCATGTCATGCTCCGATTGCTTGCCGCGCTGCGGCCTTTTTGGCGATGTTGATGCGAGACACTGCCTCATCGAGCGGTGTCTCACTGACTAACGTGTCGACGTGTACGTGCTGCTGCTGCCCCAACCGGTGCAGCCTCGCGTAAAACTGATCCATCATTGCTGGGCTCCAGTCCTCCTCTATTGTCATGATGCAATTGCCGCCGGCCTGCAGGTTCAGACTGACCCCCATCGAGGCAATCTGCCCCACTAAAACATCCAAGTCCTGCGAGTTAAATATCTGCACTGCCTTACTGCGCGCAGCGGCGGGCGTATCCCCCTGGATTTGCGCCACCCGCAGCCCCTTCGCTTTCAGTTGCTCGACCGTGGCGGCGATTACCGAGCGGTGCCATGTGCCGACCAGTACCGGGCCGGAGCCCGCGTCCACCCGCTCAGCGATGGCTTCCACGCTTGCGGTCACCTTCGCTTCTCCAATAATCCGGCGGATTTCCGCGATGGCTGCGTCCTTGGAGGAGAGGCCGTTCTCTATGTCCTCTTGAGACAGACTCTTGAGAGCGGCCAGAGCCAGCTTCAGCTCTGGGCTGGACTCCAGCGGCACCACCAGTTTGGTCTTGGTCAGCGGCGGCATCTGATCCCACACGTCCTGCAGCCTGCGCCGTACCGCCAGCGGACGGTCTTCGCTGTATATCCATTCATTCAGCTCTATGGTGTTACGGGCGCCCACGGTCGCCGTGACGCGCTTCCTGCCGTACACCTTGTTCTGGCGGACGCAGTAACGCAGCCAGAACCGCTCGATACTGGTGCCGCCGCAGCGCGCCTTCATCCCTTCTGGATCCGCGCGCAGCAGGAACGGATAGAGATCGTCCGGCCAACGGGTCATCGGCGTGCCGGTCAGCACCCATACGTGCTCCGCGCTGTCCAGCAGCCCCCGCCCGGTGGCACCGTGAGTCAGGGTATCGCCCAGCAGCGCTTGCGTGCGCTTCGCCCCTGGCGACTTGAGCGCGTGTGACTCGTCCATAATCACCGTTGACCAACCCACCTCAGCCAGCCTCTTGATGCGCTTGGTGGCGATGGCGTACGACATCACAACAACCCCCGGATAGAAGGGCGTCTGCTTACCGGTGCGAACGATCTCGACACGCGCGCCTAGGTGCCGCTTGGCCTCCTCGGCCCACATGGGCAGCGCGATAGGCGGCGCGATAATCAGCGCTGCGCCACCAAGCTCATCTTTCAGCGCCAGCCGAGCCGCTTCCAGTGCGGTCAGCGTCTTACCGCTGCCCATCCCGCTGAAGTTGCCGAAGAAGTGACGCTTCGACATTATCTGAGCGTCTTCGATTTGGTGCGGGAGTAGTTTCACGAGACATCTCCCCCGTCCGGTGATGCAATGCCTCTTATTCTGTCGTCTACAGCGCTTTGATATACATCCCACCGATCATCGTTGAGCCCTGAATGTCTCCCTGTCCGATCCTCGACCCACATATAATGCTCACTGCCCACCTGAACGATTGAATACCCCAAAGGCATCTGATCTGAAGTACGCACGCCGCCTTTATCGTCTTCTGTCATATCAGCTCCTCCAATAGACCCTCTCGAATGAGGTAGCAGTATTGCTCCGGCGTAAGCTCCACAAGCACACGCCACGGTTGTCGATTGGCGCGGTAAGCCAGCGCCGGTACGTCCTCTCCAGCCTGCTCTCTGGCCTGAGCCAGCCACGCGGGCAGGTTGGAGCGCTCTTGTCGTTTGATCTCAAGGCTGGTTCCGCCCAGCGATATGGCGCAGTCACCGCCGCCGGAGCGCGTTTGCTCCAGGTTGCGCTGAATCATCGGATCGCCGAGCTGGTCTCGCAGGATGGTCAGGAACTCCCGCTCAGCCGCCGCGCCTTTGCGCCTGCTGCTAGCGCCCGTCATTGTCTGCATCGTCGACTCGTTCGCAGTGACTCGCGATGGTCCACGCTTTGAAGGTGCTGCCCTTACGGACTAAGACTTGCTGGTTACCGCACTGCATTCGAGTGCGCAGTACCGTGCGGACGGTGCCGTCCTTGGTCTTTATTTTGTCGCCTGTGGCGAATTCGGTCATGTTTGGCTCCTCGGTGTTTCCGTTTGTTGAAGCCCAACTGTAGGCGCATCAGTGCCTGATGTAAAGTGCTTGCTTGTTTGCGGATGCGGGCCTAGGGTGAAGTGGTTACTCAAATCGGATAATGCCAATGTCCACTATCGATGACGCTCTGCGCGTTGCTGCGCAGGGCCTGCCTGTGTTCCCCGTCGCTGGCTCCAGCAAGCGCCCTGCCCTATCCAATGCCCGCGCGGCGGCTGTCCTTGGCCGCGAAATAAGGCGCGGCCAGGGCGGCTGCAAGCTCGCCAGCACTAGCCCGGATGAAGTCCGCAAGATGTTCGATGCGGCAGGCGATCACTGCCACATCGCCGTCGCGAGGGGGGAGGCCAGCGGGCTGGTCGCAGTCGATATCGACTTATACAAATCGGATGACGTTAAGGCGTGGATGGAGGAGCACAAAAACACCCTGTCAGGTGCCCGGATGCACACCACACAAAGTGGCGGAGTGCACCTCATCTATAAGTATCCTCAAGGAACAAAACTCCCTGCAAAACTATCTGAAGGCGTCGATGTAAAGGGCGAAGGAGGCTATGTGATATGGCCCCCATCCCTGGGATATACAGCACAAAACGACGTAGCGTTCCCGCCCTTCCCAAAAAGTATCCTAAACGGTACTGTACATCCAGACAGGGGCGTAGGTGACAATTGGCACACGTCAGGAAGCGATGAATTCCTAGTAAATAATATCCTATCGGCTGAGGACTTCCACGCTTCTTTGAGAGCACTGGCAGCGCGGATGGTGGTCGACGGCAAGAC